GGTGCGCGTGTTGTAGGCGTTCCAGAAGGCTTCAAACCCTTCCGTCTGCCCATCCGCCACCATTAGGGGGGTGATCACCGACAGCCCGATGTTCTCCACCGACTTACTCACCATGAAGTTGATCCCCATGGCAGGGTCCCTTACAGGCCGAATGACACCTTCCACCCTACGCTCTTTGTCGTAGGGCTGCAGTTCGTTCCCTAGCACCTTCACGATGGGGATAAACGGGGACGGCCAGTCGGTCTCTTCAAGCACCTGACAGCCGTCAATCTTCGCCCACTTGATCTTTTTGTCGACGACGGTGCGCCGGTCGAGAATCTGGGACTTGTCCTCGACTTCATCAGCCCAAGCCGAGGTCCCATCCGCCACTCGACAGAGTTCCCGGGAGGTGTAGTCGGTGTAGTAATACTCCACCACACGCACCGTGCGGCCTTCGCCTTCGGTCGCAAACCATTCCGGGGTCTGCTCACAACAGGACTGCCATTCATCGTCGGTCATGTCGCACACGCTGTTGTGCTGGCCGGCGGCATTCTTGGGATATTCCGCTTGGTATTGCTCCCACGGCATATCCACCCCAATGAACGCATACTCGGCGTCACTGCCATCGGGCTGTTCGTGGAACGGGTCAAGCGTCACGCTAGCTTGGTCGTAGAACCGATGGACGTAGACTTCTTGGTCCCACGTCTTCCCCGGCATATACCGGGTAAGCACGGCGTAATAGCCGCTGCCGGCAATCACCGCACGCTGGAAGGCCCAGCTTCGCGCATCGCCTGCTTCAGACTCCCGCTGAATTCGACGCGTGAGCCCCTCGCGGATTTCAATCTCTTTGTCATCGACCGGGTCGGCAATCCCGCCCCAGTCATCCGCGGGGACGAGCTCGAACCCGATGTCCGACTGCCGCTCTTGGTTCACGATCATGTCCACCGGCTTGCGCACGGTGTCAATCGTGAGACAAGGTCTCGCGGGAACCGGGGGCAACCCATTCGACGCATTCTGCCCTGCTCTGGAGGCGCGCACATCCGCCGGCCACTGGTCAAGAGCGTAGAACCGGAGGTCTTCCCGTTCACGCTCCCGCTGTTTCTTGGCGGCGTCGTTCGCCAGTTTGAACCGGGCTTTTGCCGCGACGATAAACGGAGACTCAGCCCGAGATTCAGGCCGATTAGGCTGTCGCTGTTTGCGAGACGTGCGCGGCATTTACAGGTGGCCTGTCAACAGCCACCAAAGGCGACCGCGGAGGGACAACGCGAGGAGGGACTGCGTCTGCGCAATCACCGGACTGGTGAGGGTGCCTTCGTGGAGTTCCCCACGAACCGCCTCTTTTAAGGCGTCGCAGTTGGAATACACCTGCTGCAAAGACTGATTATGCGCGTCGAGAAGAACCCTGACTTGCGCCCATGACAATGACATCTTGCGGGGTTGTTTTACGGTCATGGCACCTCACACACATGAGATTGGCGGCACGATGCCGACAACCGATATCCCGCGGGATACGATGTCTGCGCGCCAGGGCCCGTCACATACGGCCGGCACCCGGCGGCGGTCACCATGGTGCCTCGTTCCGCCGCAGCCCCAGCGGACGCCACAGCCCACACGGCCACCACGCCTTTACAGGAGGGGCAGCACGCATACATACGAAACACAGGGTCACTCATCGTGCAACCGACACTAGCGTAGCACAGGGTGTCAACCCATCCATGCGAGGTCCCCTCCCGGGGTCCGCATCGACCCAGCTACTCGCTCACGTTTCTTCACAAACGCCGCCCCGAAATTCGCTTCAAGGTATTCGGCGCAGTTCTGACCGTGCTCATACCAGCCGTCTTTCTTCGGCTTACGGACCTGCTTGTTCGCCACTGAGACCATATGCTCATCCCACACGTAGCCAGCTTCAAACCCATCAGCGAGGAACCGATCCGGCACGGTCGACTTCTCACTGATCGTCAGCCACCGGTCGGGGTCAGAGTTCACCACGAACGCTTCAGACCGGTCAGCCGCGCGCTTGCGCATCTGGCTAGCCAGACGCTCCACCATCGCGAGACGCACTGCGGGGGAGTTGCTGTCGGGCACATAGACCGGCTTGATACCATGCTCTCGGAGCGTCTTAATTGCACCCGTCGTGCCGTGTGAGGTATCCGCCGCGCCGGCCGGGTCGCAGCATTCCTTAATCTCAACTGGGTTCGGGAACCACTGCCGGCGGTGTGTTAACACGATGTCGAGGAAGTCATCTAGGTAGAGGTTCTGGCCGAGAATCCCTCCTAGAAACCTCACCTGTCCTAAGGGACTCACTTGTCGGAAGATGGCGCACGGGTGGTGCTTGCCGAAGTCGAGGGCCATTTCGAGGGCCAGCCGCGGGTCATACTCCACCGGCACTTCATGCACCGACCGCAGGAACGCTCCCTTGTAGACCGGTTCGCCCTGCACATTCATACCGCGCTTGCCCAAAATAACACTGCGGTGTTTGGCGTGGGACTCGGGATATGCCGCCAAGGCCGCACTCAGAAGGCTCTCAGGCAGGTTGTGGGCGTTGTCGTAAATCGAGATGGCGTAATACTTCCGGTTTGGAAGGTGGTTGCTCTCAGGGAATTGCTGGGCCAGCCAATGGGTCACATTCGGCGGGTTGGGGCTGAAGATGAGTTGATGCGGGAATCCCGGCTGCCGCAGTCGTAACCGAAGCTCAAGGCTGAAATCCTCGGGAAGTTCTTCGGTCTGGTCGTTGTAGATTCCCGCCACGCCCATACCGCGCATTTTGCTGTAGCGGCTCAACGCATCGGGGCTTTTCAGTCCGTAGCTGTAACACTTGGACCCGTTCGGGAAGTCATAGCTGAGTTCTTTGGCGTTCCAGGCGGGGATACTTCCCGCGGTCTGGCATACGGATTCAAACGCCGGCCGGATTTTGGTCTGGGTTTCCCCGTCCCCATAACGCCCAATCCACCATTGGATGCCGGGATACTTATGCAGGGAGTTGAAAACCTTCCACAGGCAGGCCGTGGTCTTGCCGCTTGACAGCGCGCCTTCCAAATCTATCTCAGGGGTCTCATCGAGGAGAAACTCGCTGATGGGGCCCCGCCAGCGCATCTCCACCACCCTACTACTCATGGATATGGTTCACCGTGGTCGGCGGGACTTTCGGGTCGTCGTTGCTCTCCTTGATCTGCAGAGGAAGGACTTTGCCCACCAAGGACAGGAACGCGGTGGGATTGGCGGCCGCTTGGCTCTTGAGGTAGTCCACCCCGCCGCTGTCGGCCAGAGCCTGCAGGATCATGTCCTTCAGAGCCCCGGTCACCTTGTTGGGCACTCCCTTTTTCCGGCCGCCGGTAAATTTACCTTTTGCCATGGAAATAAGTCTATTTTAGATGTTTTATGGTGTCTAGCCTAACAAGTGAGCTTTTCGCGCCCTGAGTGGACAAGGCTCACATCCGTAAGGGGGGCCGAGGTGAAAGTGTCAATCGCTGGAGGGGTTACCTTCGGTAGGGCATAGGCAGGGCTCCAGGGATGCTCCGAGGCCCACTGGGGGTTCGGGCACTGACAGGTTGGGGAGGTTTCATTGCATAGGATGCAACGCATGGCCGCAGTCTACCTCATTTCTTGGGTTTCGTGTAGCGGTCTGCCGCCCACCCGCGGCCAGCCAGAATAAATCCCGTATGGGTGGCAGGGAGTTGTTCGGGGTCAGGACGGGCGCACACCGGGCAGGGCGGGTTAGGGGCACTCATGGGGCGGGAGGCTTCCCAAGTGTGTCCACAGGGGCACCGAAGGTCATAGCGGGGCATCCTAGACACACTCCTCGAGATGGCGGCCATCGGTGACATACAGGCGCCCGGTGGATTGAATCACGACCCCCACCGCTCGGTCCATTACGGCTTGCCGGCAGCCCTGACAGGCTCTCACACCGTCAGGGAGCCCGTTGAGGGCGTTCTGGTCGGTGGTGGGGATGGCAGGGATAGCCCCGCATATCTCGCACCAGGTAAAGAGTGGGAGGCTCACCACTGGGACCGCCAGGTGCGCTTGCGGGGCCGCCGGTAGACCAGATACGGCCAATCACTGAATCCCTCGTAGGACCGGTCTCGAGGGGCCACGATGGCGTAGTCAGAAGGGGGATTGAGGCCGGCGTTGCCGGTATCCGGCATACCACAGGTATCAGTCCGCATAATCTCCGGGAACAGCCACTCCACGCAGGAGTGGCAGTAGCGGCCACCGTCCATGGCGGGGCGGGGGCAGGGGGAGTAATTGACCTGTGTCCAGGTGCCAAATCTCCACCGCTTACTGCGACACTTCTGAGGGGGCATTACCGCTTCCGTCCCCGCTCAGTGTCTATGCCCCAAACAAATCCAAAACAGACACAGAAGGCGCCAAAGATAAGCGCAAGGATGGTCAGGATCACAAGGTCGCGCGGGGCGCAGTGCAGCATTACTATTCTCCTGTCTGAATGTCCATGTAAGCCGCGATCACTTCGGCCGCGACTTGCGGGACAATGGCGTTACCGTAGCCGCGCAGGCGTCCCACTCTGGCGGATACCCCATGAGCCAGCGGCTGAAGGCCGGATTGAGTTGGCCTGGCTTTGCCGTCGCGGCAGGGGAGCCAGACGAGGTCGTTCCATGATGGGAAATCATCCTCACGTCCCGACCGAGATCCTTGTTCTTGCTGGCTGGACCCGTGGCTCCTCTGCCATCGGCTACTTGTGGCGTGGCCCAACTCGTCAACATTGGCTTCGGCCACGAACCAAAGCCGTTGTCGGATGTGCGGTGCGCCGACGCTGTGTGCGCCCAATACGGTCGCCCCGATGGCGTAACCTTCACCTTCCAAGTCTGTCGAAACAAGGTCGAGCCAGCCGTGCCCAACTGCGCTTGCAACTTGTTCGCCAAACACTGGGCCAGGGCGACACTCGCGGATGAGCCTGAACCACTCAGGCCAGAGGTGGCGGGAGTCAGCAGCTCCTTCGCCTTTCCCCGCCGCCGAGAACGGCTGGCAGGGGCAACTACCCGTCCAAACAGGTCGGTCGTCGGGCCACCCGGCAAGTCGGAGGGCGAGACTCCATCCGCCGATGCCGGCGAAGAAGTGGCACTGTGTGTAGCCAACGAGATCTGCTGGTTGGACTTCGGTAATGCTGCGCTCATCCACATCTCCCGGCGCGATTAGATCGGCCTTAATCAGTTCCCGCAACCATGCGGCGGCTTTGGGGTCAAATTCGTTGTAGTAGGCGGCCGTCATGCGGTATAGGTCTCCAGCGTGGCGGCAATCAGGCTGGGGTCGGATGCGAGGGCAAGGATCTTCTGGCTCTCTTTGTCCCTGAAGTGCTGCAGAATTTCTGCTTCGGGTGTGCCGTAGTGCCGACGCAGGATAACGGTTTCCGCAGCATGACGCCGACGCTCGGCCACCCAGTTCTTGGGGCCGGCCTCAGGCTGGGCACGATGCCATGCAAGACGTTCCTGCAGACGGCGGGTAATCAGGGCGGCGGGAAGGGAGACGCTGAAGCCGTATGAAGTATCCATACAGAGAGATTAATCCCAACCGGTCAGGATTGCAACAAAATAATTCACAGCCGAATATCCTCGCCACATAGCCGCGCCAGAACAGGGTCTTCCCCTTCAGGTTCCCGGTGCTCGTTGCGCAGGAACGCCCGGTATCGGGCCATGCAATAGGCCGTGCGGTCCTCGAGTCTTGGGACCTGTTCGTAGGCTTCCCGAAGAATCGCCACAATAGGGTCTTCCGCTTTGGACTTGGCGTAATGGGGTCTCATGGGGTCACCCGATATTCATAGAGTCCCTGCCCGAGATGGCGCCGGTCAACCTGGTATTCCCCGAATCGGGGTTTCCGGAGATGCCTGAGTTGGGCTGAGACACTCGCGGCCGGCGCGCCCGTGGCCTCAGAGATAGCCTCCAGACTGCGCCATTGCCCATCCAGCATCAATCGCTTGATGCGTTCGTGCTGTCCGTCCAGACGGGTGTGGTCATCAGGGGTCAGGTCAGGGCCATCAAACAGGCGCACCTTAGCGGGGGCCACACCAAACAAATCGGCTTGTCTCATCGGTCCTCCTTCGCGGGTCCCTTGCGGTAGAGTTCAGTCCCCGTCGTCCACCGTAGAATGACACCACGCCCGTCTGCATCGACGCAGCGCACCGTCTCGCCGGTCGTCGGCCCCAGTTGCAGCGTCCGGGCCTGTGGGCGCAACGCGGGATGTAACACCCGCCAGCCCATCGACAGGCACCAGCCAGCCGCGAAAAACCACAGACAGGCAAGAAGGATGCGGGTCATCGCTGGGCCTCTAGGTCGGTTGCCCTCCGCAACAGTTTCCGACGGTCATCTCGCGCCATCTGTCGCCGTTCCGCAGGGGTGCGCCACCGGGGGCCCTCCCACCCGACCTTGGTTTCGGTCGCGGCGTGTGCATCAAGCCACGCCCCGCTGACAGTATCCTCGCGCGTGAACCACTGCCTCGGTGCCGTCCACCAGCGTGACAGAATCCACATTATCGCTCTGCTCCCAGAAACAGCGTCCATCGGGCAATCTGGGCCTCAAGCACCGCGATGCGCGCGGGGTCCGAGGGCCCATCTTCAATCAGGTCACGGTCAGAGGGGTCTTTGTGGGCGTCGAGTTCACGCTGGGCGCAGTCGCGATAGTGTCGCACCCAAGCACTGATTTCCCGGGCGGCATGGTCCCACTTCGCCGCCGAGGGCTGCGAGGTGCGTGTGTAGCAGAGGGCCAGCACCACGACATCCGTCAGCCGCTTCCATGGGTCCTTACCCCACGCCCCCACGGTGGCCGGCAACTGCACCGGAGTGATCCCCACAACAGCCGACAGCCGCACCCACGCGTCGATCAGGTCAGGGAGGCACTTCCGGTCGAGGGCGTGCAACACATCTCCCGCGGCCGTCAGGGCCGTCTGGACGGGGGTGTCGAATGCAGGGCCGGATTTCTGGGTCACCACCCGCACGGGGCCACGGTAGCCCGTCTGGGGGAGGTCGTCGGTCGCCCATGCCGCTTCGCGGTGTTCGGCGTCTTGAATCGCGTCGAGTTCTTGGTCGGTCCAGGTCATCACTCACCTCGTATTTGGGCCGGCACCATACCGGCCACACCTTAGAGTCTAATCCCAACCGTTTGGGGTTGTCAACCCCGCGCCCGATACGGCCCCAGCATCCGGGCCCACTCCGTATACGCCTCGTCCACGTCCGGCGTCAACCACTGCAGCCGGAACCGCTGCGCCTTGCCCAGGTCGCACTGGGCGGCGGCCTGTTCAATCACCCTGACCGGAATAGTCACAGGCATATCGGTCTCGGCCCACCCCGCCACCACGCTGTAGTCCACCGGGCTGAGATGCAGCCGGTGGAACTGCTGTTGAAACGTGTCCAGCACGGTCGTGATGAAATCAGGGTTGCTCAAAACAAAGACTCCTGAATAGGAGGGATACACAACACGCCGCATTCAATGGGGGCCTCCTCTGGATACTGACCGACATCTGGGGGGAGTTCATCAAGAAACCTCACAGCGGTCACCATACTTGTCTACCGCCAGTTTGGCAGCGACAGCCGATGCGTCCCCGCACGAAAACCACGCTAAAACACGGTTATTGACTGGCATCACGACACCTTTTTCGGTCTCCCACCTTTTTTGCCGTTCGCGCGCGCGGCGGCCGCCTTCTTGTCCGTCTTCGCCTTACCGCCCATGCGTCCGAGGGCGACGGCGTGTTTGTTCTTCTTCATAATCATCCCCCTACTCAACACTCCACGTTTCAGTCTGACGCTTCAACCGAGGCCACTTCACTGATGATGTAAAAGACTTATCTTGCACAAGTATGTGATTTGTGGGCTGTGCCGTGAACCGGCCATTGTCCAATTTTATAAAATAAAACTCCTTGGCTTGTTCAGGTTCTGAACTGAACCCGTCACACATTGGTATCAACGTAAACATGTATCGACCACTGAGTTCTTTTTTATTTCGGAGCCTGACAAGCACAGGCGCGGCCTCAAGAAACGGATATTCCACCACACTAAATTGATGACCATAGCAATCCCACGTTTGTCCGTCAGATGGCTCCCAACAATCAATATTCATAATGTGTGACAACTTGTGCAGCGGAACATTCCGGTAGACCGCTCCGGATTCCAGCATCACATGGCATCCAAACGTTCGACCCGGAATACTCACAACGCCAAACCACACAACACGCTCCCAAAACCTATTTCCGAACGTGTTAGCCTGAACGTAGCAATAGTTGTGACGTGGCAACGGCCCCGCGCCCGAATAAATCATTTTTTACTACTCCGCGCCAACTGTCTAAATAAACTCATCGCGTCACCGCCTTCAGAAGATGCCCACGGTTGGTAATCTTACCGGTCGTCACCAGCGCGCTTATGATCGCGTTGTAAATATCAAGGTTCATTGCGCCCTGCAGCACCGCATACAGATGACCACTGGGCAGCCCATTGGGGGACGCCTTAATCGCGTCATACACGGCCTCGGATATTTCCACCAACACGTCGAGTTTCTCAGCCCCTGCTTTCTTAACAGTCATCACTCACCTCCTTCACAAGCATAATCCCAACCGGATAGGATGTCAACTGCTTAATTAATCGGGGGCTTCCCGCCGAATTTGTTGTGGCACTGACGGCACAGGCACACAAGGTTCTCGAGGGTGGTCCGGTCGCCGGCCGGGTTCCCGCCCATGCCCCGGTGCCTCAGATGGGCCGCATCCGTCCCAGGTTGCCCACAGACGCGACAGCGGTAGCCGTCCCGTGCCTTTGCTTGGGTCATGATTTGCCGCTCTCTACGGGCCCCCTGCGCCTTTCGACGACGTTTGGCCTTCAGGGCTGACCCCTTAGCGGGTTTGGGCAGCACGCCGCACCTCCTTCGCCTTCCTAATCCGATACTCGTTAGGAGCCTCGAGAATCACCCCGCACACCTCCGCGGCAATCTGCAGGGTGCGTTCAATCAGTTCCGAGTATTGGGCCCGGGAGAGTTTCGACGTGTGGGGTTCCCGTAGTTCCATCGTCACTTCCCCAGTCAACGGGTTGGTGTGTTCGATTTCCCCAAACACTTCCCGCAGGAGGTCTCGCTTCAGGTCCTCGATACGGTGCCCTTCGGACTTCGCCCACGGCGTGATCATGGCGTGAAACCCAGACTCCTGCAGTCGAGACTTCAGGAGCCCCTGCGGAGCCACCAGCACGTCCACACACTGCCCCGCCCACTTGCGCTTACAGTAGGCGCGCTGCGCTTGGGGAAACTCGAGGTGGATCTTGCCGTCCTCATCCACCGTGCCGGCAAACACCGCAGGGTCTCTCATCGTCGCCGCCGGCCCAACTGACGCTTCAGGTCGTCATTCTCCCGCTGGAGACGCACCCGGGCACTGGCCGCCCGTTCGAGGTCTTGACTACGTAATGGGTCAGTGTGCCTCGCTTCCACGTCACGGCACCATTCACGCAATCCCAGCATCACTAGAGCTTCACGCTCAGGCGTTTTGCAACAGACCGCCATGATGCCGTCGCCGGTCACTTCCCATTCGATGTCGTTTACATGGGGCGTGATGTCTTTTGGCGTCACAGCACTGACTCCTCGCGCGCCTCCGGCGTAATCACCCCCAACCACAAAGCGAGACGGTAGGTAATCTGGGCGTCCACCTTGGCATGGGCCGCGATGTCCTCCCATCGACCGTCCTTGGCGGCCTGTGCCACGTCGGCCCCGCCATCCGTCAGCGGGTCCGCGTCGAGCAGGTCCGTCCACCCGTGCCGGCGCGCATACCACCGGAGCCCGTGGGCCCTGACTGCCCCCTTCAGGGTGAGCTCTTCGTAGAGGTCGATGTGGGGACTGCGGTAGCGGTCCAGGTTGATGCGCGGGAAATCCACCCCGAGATACCGCGCCCGACGCTGAATCAGCGGGAGGTCATACTTGAACCCGTTGAACGTCACCAGCTTGAGGAATTCATCCTTTCGCAATTGGTCCGCGATCAGTGAAATCATCGCCGCTTCACTCTGACCCTCTGGGGTCCAGACGCTGGCCGCCCCATCGCCGTCGCAGAGCCCAATCGCGATGATCTGCGCGAGGTCGAGGTCAAGGGCCGCGGCCTCGATGCGCTTAACGCGTTCAGCCTCGACGTAAGCGGCGATCTTCTCGGGGTCCTTGTAGTTGCTCGGGGCCGAGATGTCGTCCAGGGTCACAAAGTCTGCCGCATTAGTGATCGGCAGGGTTTCCAGGTCGAGGATTAGGTATCGCATTAGAGTTCGTCCATTGCCTTGAGGGCGCGTTTGGCCTTATCAACCTGCTGCTGGTAGCCGTCAATCAGGTGCCGTAGTGTGGTGCCTGATTCACCATACGGCGCGTTCACGTCCGCATGTCTCGCGGCCGCCTTCGCACGGTGGAGGTTGTCTTCCGCGCAGCCGAGGTCGCCCTTGATGAGTTGTTCGATATATCTAGTGTCCATATCAACCTCAGAAGGGAACCGGCGCGTCATCATCGGTCGGCGGCACGTAGTCTTCGTCGTCGTGCGTCGGCGTTCGGTCGCACACCCGCACGTAGTCGCCGGAGGGACGGAGCTTCTCCATGCCCCTGACCAATGGTGAGACACTGGCGACGTTCGCAAACGTCCCGCCCTTGCTGCCGGTCTTGTGGACGACGTTCAAGAGGGCTGACACGCCGAGAATGGTCTCCACGTCAAACCCGCGGAGTTCGTCGTCGGTGAACGGCCGGCCGCGCCATGACTCGAGGTCGTGCCGCAGAGTGGCCTTGTCGCCGAGTGAAAGCGTGTAGCGTTTGCTGACGAGGAAGGGACGCCCGTTGTCCATCGTCTCGGACGACTCCCACACGATGTTGATCTTGTGCTGCCACTTGTCAGTGCCATCGGGGTTCTTGAAGAGGTCATTCTTGATGACCCCCAGATCCACGACATCCACACACACCCCGGCCTGTGTGCCGGCGGGGCACGGCACGAAATTCCCAGACGACGATCCTTTGGCGATGATGCTCACTTCTTTGCTCCTTGGTTGATTGGAAACTGTTGGTCGAGGACGCGGTTCACGGCGTTCACAGGGTTGGCGCAGTCGAAGGCCAACGCGTCAAGACGCGCAAGTTCGACGGCATACAACGCGTCGAGTTTCTCGGCCACATCGCAGTCAGGGCAGACCCATGCGCCAGCATCGCGGTGTTCACGCACATGCGGGTTGCAGTCCTTGCTGCAGACGCGGTAGTCACCGCAGATACAGTAGTGCTTGTGTGTGGTCGCCATTACGCCTTCTCCTCTTGCTTCAGAATGACCGCCAGCCGGTCTAGCACAATCCGCAACGCTGCGGGGTCGTTCGCCAGCAGTTGATTGACCTTGGCGTTCTGGGCCTGCCCATACGCCGTGGTCGCCCACTTGCCCGTTGTTTTGTCGTAGGTTGCACAGGGTTGCAGGTTGGTCATTTTGACTCCTTGCAATCGTGGCACGCGCAGGGACGCTGTAGCACGACGGACGAGGCATGCCACACACACTCACCGGTCGCCAGAATACGCTCGACGGTCTTGTCAATCGCCCACCACGCCAACGCGTTATGGTCATCACACGCCTGCCCCTGACCCGCCTTGTAAACCAAGAACGCGCCAGACGCACGCACTAGTCGCTCGACTTGCTGCTGATTGCTCTGTGAATTTGGAAACGCCGTTGCTGTCTGTGTCATCACTCACCTCACGAATGATCCTATCTGAACCCAAGCGATAAGTCAAGCGGTCTGGTTTTTCACCAGCCGGGGCCGTAAATCTTGCGCGGCGGCGAGGCGCTTGGAAATGGCCTTCGCTCTGGTCCGGTTCTTCTGTTGCAGTCGCGTGGGTTTCGGGTTCGGCGGCACGGCTTTCTCGAACCGCCACGTTATCGCACTCTTGTCTCGCATCATCGTTCCCCTTTCAGATACACGCGCCCTATTCCCCCATCATGGTGGCTTGGCTCATTAGCCCCTACACGCGGATCAGGCAAGTCTCGGTCCCCCGTAGCGTCTGTGGTCGAGCCGCAGACAAACGCGAATCTTTCCGAGACGATTTACCCACCGTGCGACTCTTGCCCCCTGCGAGGGGCCATGGCTTGTCCCGGGTTGTCGGCGCGTAAACAGCGCCCGGTTGCCGCACAGTAGTCCTTCCGGGTCCGGGTTGATGGTAGGAGCCCGTCTCCTCACCCCTGGCATACAGTCCATGTCCGGGTGCGTGGATGAAACAGGGATTGACGGGAACAGGGCGAGGGTTGTAGGCTGAAGGCCACCTCGCAATTTCCAGACTCTACCTGGACTTGCTGCCTCGCTCGGTTCATCACCCGGGCGGGGCTTTTTTCTTACCGGACGAATCTACGTCCGCGTTCATAGAAAGTCAAGGCCCGTGGCACCACCGGGTCGCACGGTGCGGTCCTCGAGGAAGAACCGTCCCAGCACCACGGGCCCTTCAGACTCTACACCCAGACGGACCCCCGCTGTCTCCGTGTCGCTGTTCTGCTTCGGGAGACATAAGCGGGTGAAACAGCAAAAACCCCGCGGCGGGGGCCCATCTCAGCGTTTCGTCTTGACCTTTTCCGCTTCCTTGATCACGACGTTAGCGACATCATCCTTGTGTTCCTTCCAGAACCAGCGCGCGGCTTTCTTGAGGAGCTTCTTAAAATTCATACTACTCGTCCTTTCCTTTGAGGGGCGAATTCCCCAAGTGTCCCGTCACGGTGCCGACAATCGTCAACACCGCCAACGACCACCGCATCTGCACTTCCGTCAGCCCGTAATCGGCCGCACTGCCGGCCAACGCCAACATCCCCGCCAACACCGCGGCGGCCTGTCCCAACTTCAGTATCAGAGAGTCTCTGGTCATGTCACGTCCTCCACAGTTCGCACCACGCGCACCGGCCAGCCTTTGGCCACAAACGCCTCCTGCTTGTGGCGTAACTTCCCCTTGTCGGTTTTGACTTCCACCAACACCACCCCAACATCCGGCCGGAAACACACTAGGTCTGGAAACCCCTCCCCGACCATTGCGGTGGATTTCACCAGATAGCCCAGTCGCTTGAAGGCCTCCCGAATATCCTGATGGTTTCCGTCGTTCCGCGACCACTTCGCCATTAGCCCCTCAAACCCGCCAGAATCGCTTCTACCTTGCGCGCATAGGCCGCCGTCTGTGAGGTCGCCAGCCCCCCTAATCCCCCGTTGTAGGCCCTCAGGGCCTGTCCAATGTCCCCCTGGAACCGAGTGAGATACCGCTTGAAGTGCGCACACCCAATTTCAAGGTTAATCGTGGGGTCTGACAGACTCGCCAGATACGGATGCGGATACCCATGCTCCCGGGCCACCGCACCCATGACCTGCATCAACCCCCAACTGGTCTGTTGCCCCCACCATTCCTGAATTGGGCTGCCCGCAAGGCACGGAAAGTCTCCCGGGGGCTGTTTAGAGGCCGCTTCGTGCGCGGTGAGCCGACGGAAGGGCTTGCCAGTTTGCACGTCCCACAGCCAGCGGTAGGCGTATTCAGGTCGCGTGGCGAAGTGATTCCCCCCCGACTCGACTTGGACAATGGCTTGCACGACGAGGGGGTCAAGCCCGGCCCGGTCGGCGGCCTGCTCAATCGCCGAGACCACCGCTCGAGTCACACCGGCCCCCC